TAAGTAAGCATTTGTACCATCTGATACATAAGATATTAGATATGTACCTGCACTTGTTACTGTAGTAGCTAAGTTTGCATCTGCTTTACTGTTTGCGTGTAATGATACAGTATGCCCACCACTATTTATTAGTAATATATATCCAGATTGTCCATCAGCAAAGTTAGTGAATGTCAAAGCAAAGTTACCACTTGGAGTGCATTTAAAATTATTATTTGCGTTCATATCGAATGAACCGTCATTATCTGTCGTCAAAGCATTTCTTTGCGGTGCTGTAAAACTTTGTGTTACATCGGTCTTTGCATTATCACTATCAAAAGCTTCTACATCAGATCCTATAGCTAATCCTAAACTTGTTCTTGCTGTTGCTCCGCTTTCTGCTACAAAGTTACTGCCATCTCCTACAATAAAATTACCATTCGTTACAGCAAGCCCTGCTACATCCTGTAACTGTGCATCTAGTCTTGCATTGGCAACTGTACCTGTAAGCTGAGTAGCAACTATACTTTTGTTTGTTAATGTTTGTGTAGCTGTTGTACCAACTATCTCTTGATCACCTCCGGGAGGTAGCGTTAAGACATTAGTTACTGTAGCGGAATGTGGTTGTGATTTTACAGTTTGCCCATGTGAGTTACTTTCACAATTAAATACTATTGTGCCGGGATTGGTATTTCCTCTTACTACTACTTTACCTGTTCCGTTAGGTGCTAGGTCTATATTTGCATTAGATGTTGTAACAATATCTTTGCTATTCATATCAAGATTACCGCCCAACTGTGGCGAAGTATCTGATACAACATCTGTTATACCACTACCATCTGTACCAGAATAACTAAAGTGTACACCTATACCATCTGCGTTGGAAAATGATCCATTAGAAACAATATGAGTAACTGGAACTTTTGAATAACCACTAGCATCGGTTACTGTGCCTGACACTTTAAATGTTGCATAAGTTGATGCAGTTCCCTCTTTTGTTATAGTAATAATTCCTCTTGCAGTTGAATTGACAACGTCATCAAAACTTTGAACATATCCACTAATGTCTGCACTTGCGTCATCTGCATCATCTATATATAAAATACTTACACTAGATAAAGTTCCGTTATTAAAAGCTATTTTACCTGCACCCGGATCTGCATCAGAAGTGCTATTAGAAAAAGTCATAGATAATTGTGAGTTCGTTCCTGAAGCTCCTGTTGCTCCAGTTGATCCAGTAGAACCTGTCGATCCAGTTGACCCGGTATCGCCAGCATTTCCAGATCTAGAAAAATGAACAGACAATTCATCTGCTGCACTAAACGTATTATTAGAAGCTACATGAGTAACTGCTAGTTTGTTATATCCAGAAGCATCAGTAGAACTTCCTGTAATATTAAATCTTGCATAGGTTGACCTGTCATTAATATCATAAATCATCAGGCTACCTTTTATAGAACTTGTACTGTCATCCCAAGTTAAAACATCTGTAGAAGTGGTAACACCATTTGCATCTGCATCATCTATATAAATAGCAGTAGCACTTGCGTATGTTCCATTGTTAAATGCAATCTCACCTGCTCCGGGATCTGCATCCGATGTACCTGAATCAAACTTGTAATAGTAACCCGGTATTGCACCATCTTCACCAGATGCTACAAAGCTTATAAATACTTTATCATTGTTCGCTAATGTACCTGCACTATCTATATACACTAAATTTACTTTCGTATATCCAGAAGCATCAACCACAGCACCCGTTACTTTATAGACAGCCCATACTACTAGACTGTTAGCTTTACTTATTCGTATTCTACCTCTGTTAGTATCGTTACCTGCAACATCATCAAAGCTTTGCACCCACGCAGAAACATCTGTGCCATTGGCTTCTAGATCATCTATGTATGCAATCGATGCAGCAGCTAAATTAGTATTGTTAAATCGTACAACGCCTGAACCGGGATCACTATCGGTAGTAGTAGTGCTGTAGGTAAATTGTGAAGAGTCGCCTCCGGCTGGTAAAAAATCGGAAATAGTTGTTAAGTTACCATCGCTATCAAATCCTAGTGTTTTACTTGCTCTGCTTGCAGCATTGTCTGCAAATTCTGAAGTAGTAATACTATTAGTACGAGAAACTTTAAAAGATCTATCTATCTCTTCTTGTTGCTCTATTAACTGGTGTGTAATCTTGTCTAAACTTTCTTCAAAGCTACCAGATAAAAACGGATCGTTTTCAACCAAGTCTAGTGTTTGTGTATTAGCAGTATTACGAATAATAACAACTGTCTCACCACTAGCAGGAGCAGAACCAAAAGTAACATTACCTCCACCATCAACACCAACATTAGATACATCATAATGTGTCGTTATAGTTTTAACTGTCTCCACACCTGTAGAGCTTCTAATAATTACAGTCAAATCTGCTGCTGCAAATATTTTAAAAGCATAGGCAAATGCGGTAGTGCTACCATCTCCGCTATAGCTGTTTTTAATGGTTGAACTTGATACTGTCATCTTAGTTTCCTCCTAAATATTCCTTTCTTACTTCTATTGCTTCATAGATTTCAGGGTACTCATTAAATAAAAATTCTTCTGCTGCTGCATCATAAAATTTACCTTCTATTCTTCTAAAAGCTGCTTTTCTTTCTGTATCGTTCATTCTGTCGTAAGATCTAGAAAAATATAAATTTTCTAATGCTTCTACAAAACTAACTGTTTTACCTTTTATTCTTAATAATTGTTGGTTCTTTGCATACTCCGTCCATTTACTACTTTGCATTTTTGAAAGTTTTAAATTTTTAATTTGATTTCTTTCAATACTTAAAGGAACTCTTAAACGAACTATTTCTTCTTGTAGCTCTGAAAATTTTTCACCATAACTGACACTAAAAGGAGTAATCATATTCCATAAAGCAACAACTGGATTTGTTGAAAATTTAACACCTTTTGTTTTAGCTTTACCAAAAACATCATACTGTTGTGCTTCTCTTTCTTCATCTCCAACTTGAGCTGTAACAATTCTATGATAAGCTTCTCTAAAATTAAAAGCAGACTTTGGAGTTCCTATATTTTCATAAAAAGGTTCTCCTGCTTGATCAACCATATTATTTTCTCTGGCTTCTCTTATTACATCTTCTTCTGTAAATCTATCAAACTCTTGCGTAGGTTTTTTATATTCAGTATCTTCTAACTTTTTTATATTTCTAACAAGAGAACTAAAAGGTTTTGGTATAGGGCCTATAAAATTAGACAATGGTGAGTTGTATAAAATACTTACATCATCTTCTTGAAATGCTTTTGATATAGTTCCAAAAGTTGAAATCATTGGCATCTCTTCCATATAATCCATCATAGCAAAAACATATCTTGCTGCTTTATTTTGATGAACATTTAAATCTCTACTTCTTCTAGCTCCCTCTACAAAGTTAGCTCCTAAAGCAAATATTAATCCAACTGGTTCTAATCCTGCATAACTTACATAAACTAAATTACCATTTGGTTTACCAAATTTATCAAACAAAGATTTATCTTCTGGAAAATTTTCACCCCTAAATACAAAACTATGTGGTTGCCAACCGGGAGGTAACATTTCTCTTTCTTTTTTATCTTTAGGTCTAGCTCCAGTAATTCTTCCTTGCGTAGATAAATTAGATACAACCATAAACATAGAAGAAGCCATACCTAATTTAGCAATATTTTTAGCTCTCTCTTTAGGAGTGCCTGTAAATATTTTTATAGCACCCGGTAAATTTAAAATACTTCTTTCTAATGTTCTTGTAATAACATTTGTAGGAACTGTAGCAAAAGGCATAATCAATCTTCCAATAGGAAATTTTTCTGGAAAATTTTGTACAGTTCTCGCAAGTTTTCCTAAAGCACCTGTATCACTTGTAAGAGTTGCATAGTTAGCAGCATAATCTAAATCTTTAGCTATTGACTGTGGATCTAATAATACTTCTACTCCAGCTTGTGCTGCTTCTTCGTTTGACTTTCCTAAATATTTTAATTGTGCTGCTTTGTTAACTGCTGCTTCATATAATGCTGCTCTTTGAGATATACCTTTCCAAAAGTCATCCGTAGCTTGCAAAGCATTTCCCGGTATTCTAGTTAGTTTACCAAAGAAATCTACAGCCGCTCCAAATGGCCCAGATATACCTAATGTTTCAGAGTCTATTGCTCTGAACCTTGCAGTATCTACTCTTCCTACTGATGCAGCAGAAGCTTCTGTTTTTAAAGTTTCAACACTATTAGAAGCTGCATCTCTAAAGGCGTGTATGTACCCATACATTCTAGCAGCAAGTTGACTTAAATATATTCCATCAGCATCACTTTCTGTAAGTTCTTTATTAAAAAGTTTTTTACCTCCCCTTTCTAGAGAACCATAAAGAGCAGCAATAGTATCTTCTGCTAATAGATATGTCATAAACAATGGTGTACCTAGTGCATTTTTAAAAAATGTTTTTGGGCCAGATAATAATCCATTTATATATATTTCATATGCTGCATTACCATATGCAGTTGCTTTATCTACAAAAGTATTTAGACCTGCACTACCACCATCATCAAAAGCTTTTTGAACTCCTTTAGCTAATTTTTCTGTTTCTTCATAACCACCACTAGATTTAATTACATCATCCATTAGTTTATCTTGAAACTGAACACTACCACCTACTTCTATTCTATAGGAACTTAATGCTCTTGCTAATTCTGTTTGTTGTTTTTTAGCTGCTAATTGTAAACCTGCGTGTAATGCCATTTGTCTACGAAATGCAAACATAGTAGCTGTACTTTTGTCTGCTGCTATATCATTAGTGCCACTAATTTTTTTTGTAAGCTCATTTATTTTATTTGCAGAATTTACTAATAAAGATCTTAATGCTGTAGATTCAGCAGCATCTAATAAACCTCTTCCTCTTTTTAATACTTTTTTTGATAAACCTAATTCATTAGCTAATAATCCCATAGCTTCTTCTTTTGTTTCATCTAAACTTTTTGTGCCACCTACAGCAGCTTGAGTTTGTTTTCTATATATATTACTAGTTGCTTGTATAACTTTTTTAATATCATCTGAGGTTTGTATTTTTTCAAAGTTAAAATCTAAATCACCAATTACTGTTCTACCTTTTTTTGTTTTTTTATTTTCTTTAACAATAATAGCATCTTCACCTTCTGTCATACGAAGCATATCTTTAGCTAAAGGTACGCCTTCCATAGACAAATCTGAATTTAAAGCTTCATTAGCTTGATCTAACACTTGTTGTTCACTAGCATCTCCAGCAGTAAAACCTCTTTCTTTAAATGCTTTATATCTTTCAGGTGTTAATAATTTTCTAGCGTAAAAATCTTTAGTAGCTTGTATGTCTTTACCTTTTCCTAGTCTTGCTTCTATAGGTGTAGGAACTCTACCCATAACTTCTTTTGGTGCTTCTTCTACAGATTGTTTTACACCACCCATAACATTTGTAGCTTCTAGTATTTTTAACATAACACTACTAAGACCACCTGCTAATTGAATATCTTGTGTAGGATCTTCTGCTTGTTGTGTAACGCCACCTGTGGAAGAAGCATCTAATACTTGTTCTTGCACATTAGCTGCTTGCTCATCTACAGTATTAAACATAGATAGTTGTGTTTTAGCCATAATTTTTCCAAAAAAAAAGCGGTCTTAAAACCGCCTTTAGTTATTTATAATAGGTATGTGTGTAGTTTATTCTTTAGTCTTTTTAAGTAATGTATCTTTACTATTTTTTTCCTTTGACTTTACTGAGTTCATTGGAAAAGATGTTCGTAAGTTCGACCCCGTCATTATCGATATTGGCCCTGCTTCCACTTGAAATAGATCCTCTGGTCTCCTCGCTATAGTACTTTTTATAACCTTCCCCATTTGGTTTTTCCTTCCAATTATTTCTTAGTTTATCTAACTCAACTTCATTTATAACAGTTTCAACATTAAATTTCAAGTCTTGTAAAATCTTATTTAATCCACCATTATTGTTAGCAAAATTTATAATATATTCTTCTGCTTGTTTTTTTGTTAAAGGTGAATTTTTGATTGCTACATCATCTATGATAATTCTTATACCCGGTTCACCATCCACTATAATTGGTTGATAACCTCTAAATAATCCATTAGGTTCATTTTCAATTATTGCTTCAAATAATTTTTTCAATTCATCAGAGTTTCTTAAATTAGCTGATCCTCTTTCAACAATATCTATACCATAATGTTTCGCATTTTTAGTTAACTGCTTAGATGAGTTTACCCATACTTCTGTTTGATTTAATAAATAACCTAATTTTGCACCAGCTTTAATAGCTGCCTCTTTAGATGCAAAAGCTTGAGAAACTGTAGAAGGGTTTTGGTAAAGTTCCCAACCTCCTGTGCCATGAACAACATTACCTAATGTAATACCTTCTTGTTTATTTACTTTTTCTATAGCTTTTGCAGTAACAATATTATTTATTTTTATTTTATCTGCATCATTAAGATTATTATAATCATTACCAAATTGTTTTTGCCAAGGTGAGCCATCACCCGGATCTACTTCCATAGATACCCTTCTTGTATTTCTAGCAAATGCTCCTCTAACATCTCCACCTTGAGATAAACCACTATACAACCTTGTCATATTCATCCAACCAATAGCCTGTATTTCCATAGGTTGCCAATCTGATTTACCCTGCCAATTAATACTATTTAAATGATCAGTAAGTTCTCTACCAAACTTTGCTCTATTTTCATACTTAGTATCTTTTATACCACCCCCACCAGAATCTAATTTTAAATTATCTGGTAATTTATAGCCTAATCTTTTTAAGTGATTTATATATTCTGGATCAGTAAAACCTAAATCTCTTGCAGAATGTATGTCAATTACAAAAGGAGGCATACTAGGATCATTACCCATTATTGATCTTGTATTTTTTTTGTAACCACTATCAATAAAATCAGCTATTTTTTGTCCAAATCCACCTGTTACTTTTTCTTCATAAATTATATCAGAGGCTATTTTATTTGCTGATGGCAGCCCTTTACCTTTTACTTGATTTCTTGGTACACCTCTTTTAAATTGTTCAAAAATAAATAATACATTGCTTAAAGCAGATGAAGGCGTTTCATTTTGTTGAGCAGACAACCAAGATTCTGCTAGCTTTCCCATTTCTTTTTTATTGCCACCAGATGCTTTTTCAAACTCAGGAAATACTTGACCATACCAGCCTTTATCTTCCATGATTTGTTTTTGTGTACTTGTTGCATTTACTCTTTTTATCCAATCATCAAAAGTTATTTCTCCTATAGCTATTTCTGGAAGATCTTTATTATTTGATTTTAATATAGTTCTTTTATTTAAAGGGCCACCCGGATAAGGCTTACCTTTTTTCATATCTTCTAATCTTTTATTATGTTTTCTTAAATTTACTTCTGTAATATCTTTACTTACATCTAAACCTTTTTTTTCTTCTGGTCTTAACCTTAAAGGTATATTCGTAGAACCTAATGTACTGTCATCTATTTCTATACGCTTTGCAGTATCTACTACTTTCTTACCTGCTGCTAATGATGCTGTACCAACTACACCTAAAGCTTTTGTAAAAGTTTTCCAAGGTAATACTTTTGCACCATATATAATACCTTCTACTAATGCTCCTATAACTGCTCCTTCATTTGCAGTTTTAATTCTATTTGTAACATCACTATTAGGATCATTTTTTTCTAAGATAGATAAAACTGTATCTGATAAAGCAGTTCTTTCATTGTCATCTAAACCTAATACAAACTTTCTAATTACTGGTGCTATTAATTCTTGGCTATTAGGATCTATTACAGTAGCGTCAGCAATCATTCCCCAAGCCATTCCTCTTACTGCTGCACTAGGTGCAAACAATCCGTACATACCTTTTGTAAGTCCTACAACTTTTGCTGCTGGAACTGCACCTGTTGCAAACTCTGATATACCTTCTAAAATAGAACCATAAAGTTCGTTAGTATATTTTCTTTCTATATTAGCAGTAGAACCTCTAGCAAATTCTGGCACTAAGTTTTCATCAAACCATGTAAGACCTGCTTGTATATTTTTAGTAGCAGTTTCTTTATCAATACCGGGATAATTAAAGTCAGGATTGCCAGTAATTTTTTGCCCTATAAAATCTCCTAAAGTATCTGGAGAAGCAATAGCTTCTGCAATAAAATCATTAAAGTTTCTACCTGCTTTTTCTGCACCAGTAATCATAGCTTGGCCTGTATCTAAACCAAAATCTTTTGCTCTATCTGTTACTGTTCTAGCGTTTTCTATTTTTGGCTCTTCTACTTTTACAGTAGTATCTTGAACTGCTTGACCTTCTACTTTATTTTTTTCGGCAAGAGGAAACTCTACACTTATATCAACATCTTTGTTGATATTATCTTGTACTTGATTTTTTAATAAATTAGCTTCAGCAAAATAATTATGATTATCATACTTTTCTAACATTGTATCAAATAATGGATCTGACATTATTGTGCTTTCCTAACTCTATTTAAACTTTTTATTTCTTCTATACGATTTTTTATTCTAGTATTAAAAGTTCTATTGTTTTGATCTTCTACATCTCTTAATAATTTTGTTAAACTTTGTACAATATTATCTTCATCTAAAATAAAACCTTCTGGTACATTTGGGTTTATTGATAATCTTCTTTTAATACTTGCTATTGTATCTTCATAAACATTATCAAATGTTTCTGCTTTTTCTAAAATATATTGTGATTTTATTGTTTGTACTTTTTTATTTAATTCATCTTTAGATGGTTCAGTTTCAACAAACTCAATATACTCTGTTAAAAATGGTGCTGCTATTGTTTGTAGTTGATCAAAGACAGATGGTTCAAAAACTTCATCTGCTCCTTCATAAATTTTCATAGTTAATTTAATATTATCTAATCCTCTTCTTGTGCTTTCATTTAATTCTGTGTTTAATAATTTTTGATATTTATAATAAGTTTCTTCTGTTAACAAATTCTTATTTTGTAACAATCTACTTCTACTCATAGTTGAATCAAATGTATTAGCAAACTCGTTTAAAAATTTTGGATCATCCTTTTCTGCAAAACCCATATTACCTGTTGTACCACTTACACTTAAATTTATTTCTTTTTCAAAATCATCCTTTTCTTTCTCACTATCAAATCCATTCATATCTTTTAACAAATGATATATTCTAGTTTTTTCTTCAACATCATCTGTGTTGTATGCTTTTCTTTTTAAATCTTTTATTTGTTTAGTTTCTTCTTTAAGTATTTTGTCTGTCTGATGTTTTTTTAAATTCTCTACCCTTGTAGCTTTTTCTTTAGCAAACTTAATAATTTTTTGTTGCTGGTCTGGGTTTAGTTTATTGTAATATCTACTAAACATAAGATCTTCAAAAACACCATCCTCTATATCTGTAGCAATTTCATAAGCATCATCAACTCCATTCATATAACTTTCAATAGTAGTTTTAGTTATATTAAAATTTAAATTTTGTGTTTCTGAATTAGCTATGCTTTGATCGATTAATTGTACTGATAAAGCATTATTTATTTCAGCTTGTGCATCTTCTCCTGCTTGTATTCTATCATTAATATCTGCACCAGAGTCTCCAGCTATTTTTAAATCTTGATTAACTCTTAAATTTAAATTTGATTTACCTAATTCTAATTTTTTTTGTAAATTACTATCTAAAAATTTATGTTTTCTTTGTATAGCGTATTTTAAACCTGCTAATCCAAACAACTGTTGTGCTTGTTTATTTCCATCTAAACTTTTTAATTCAGTTTGAAAAATTCTATTTATTGCATCTGGTACTGCTGTATGTGATAAAGTAGGATCATTGTTTTCTTGACTATTTATAAATGTTTCAACTTTATCTTCAAAGGATAATAATGTAGCAGTTGATAAATTTTCAGCATCTAATTTTTTAGCAGCATTATCAGCTTTTAATTTTTCCGCTCCCATAGCAAAAACTGCTTTTCCTATATCTGTTGCAGCACCGCCTAACTGTGCAAATATATTAGTATTTATTTGTGCAGTCAAAGGTCTGCCACCAGTTTCAGTTGTTCTGTTTAATTGGCTTTCATATAATTTTACTTTCATAGCAACCTATTATTTCATTGATAAAATTGCACCAGTATTGGTAAGTAATGTTCCAGCAGCTTGATACCTAGATATTTTTTCAGCAGCTCTTCCTTCCATTCTTAATAACTCACCTTGTAATCTTAAATTAGTAGCATTTTCTCTTGCCTTTTGTTGTTGCACTCTTGAATTATAATTTTGTATTTCTACATCTTTTTCAAATCGTAAAGCGTTTTGTATTAATTTTTTTAATGGAGTACCAGTTGTTGCTGCCCAACCTTGTCCTCTGTACAACATTTGTGTTCGATCATTAAGTTCTTTAAATTTAATTCTATCTTGTAATGTTTTTATTTTGTTTTGTCTTTCAATATTTTCTGCTGTTATATCTAAAGATTCAGCAGTTCTATCTCTTATACTTGCATTATAATCTGCTGCATTTTTTGCAGCCTTACCTGCTGCTAGTTGTCCTGATACAGTTAAAGCTGTACCTGCTAACATTAGTGATGTTCCCATTTATTTAATCCTTCCCATTACAATATAGTCTGATCCTTCCGGGCCAAACTTTTTCATTAAACCTTCTTTTTTAAAACCTAAAAATTCTGCAAAGCGTATTGCTTCCATCCAATCAGCTTTTACATTTGCGTGCATCCTTGCATAAGGTGCTTTGCTCATAATATTTTTTGTAGTTTTTACAACAGACTTAATTCTTGTTTGTATTTTATCGCTTCCTATAAACCAACATTCTGCAACACCATCCCACATAGGAATAAAACCTGCTGCTGCGATAATGTGTCCATTTACTATTCCTGTCCACGCATCGTGTTGTGCTGCTCGTTCCATGTGGTGTTCCCAATCATGGTCAGGTCTTTGTGTTCCAAAAGATAATTTATTTTCTACGACTAATTCTTTTGCGTGTTCTGGTATAAACTTTATTAATCGCATTAGTCAAAATCTTGTACTACCACTCTTGGATAGATACCCACAATCGTCATTGGCAATGGTTGTGTTTGTTGTACAACAATAGCTCCTTCTGTCTCCCAGTTACTTGCAGCTTCTATTGACTTATCTCCAGTAAATAATGGTACTGCTGTGTCTGTTGAATCGGAACTATCTCTGAAGGGGATGGTATCGACATTCGTGAGACTAGTTCCCACAGAAGCACCCACAGTCCTAAAAAAACGAACAACCACACTATGAATTTTTTTAATTTTGCCTTGAGCTGTTCCACTTACACTCCCGCTTTCTAAACGAACAGTCTTTAATGTAGAGGTATAACCTAGCCCTACTTGAGCTTTGGTTGTTGCTCTATCTGTTGCTATAGCTCCACTCGAAACTGTTTTGTCTGGGTGAGCTGATCCTTCTTCTAATATAGAAACAGTTTGTCCTTCTAAATGATCTAGACCTGATAAACTAGATGTACTTGATCCTGAGTATGTTAAACTGCTATCTACAAAAATAGCATCTTGTATATCTGTGCCAAAATCTATTGCAGATAATATTTCTACATATCTTCTGGTTGCACCATTGATGGTTCTTTTTACAACCATGTATAAATTATCTTGGTTTAGTTCTCCTGGTATTACAGCAATGTTTTCTACAATACCATGATTAGTAGTAACACCACCTGTTGTAAAAGAACCTCCTAGTTTATGTTGATGCCATGCTACAACTTGTTCTTCTCTACGATAAGTCAAACCAATTAATCTTCCATCAGTTGTTGTACCCCAGACAATAGAAAAAGGTTCTTGCTGATAAGCTAATTCTACAATACCTGTTTCACTTACATGATCTGCAAGGATGGTTAAGTCTATAGCTTGGTACGCATCAGTATCGTACACATATCCTAACTCTCGTACTTTTCTTTTTGCTCGTTGTACAAACAATGTATATGAGCCTGCTTGTACTGGTTGTATGTCTGCACTCCCATAAGTAGCTTGCTGTTTAATCTGTACATTAGTAGGTGTAATAGGCTCGTCTGTACCAGATGCTCGTACAACAAATTCACCACCTGTTGTTCCTACAACCATTGCTCTTGCCGATGCAAGATATAAAATTCTATTAACCTGATTACTACCAATCGTATACGTCATAGCAGAACTATCGCTAGTAGATTCTGTCATGTTTTCAAAATCACCGGCAACACTAAAAAATATAGTTTGCGGTTGTAATGTTGTACCTGCAAACACTAAACGCTGTTCATAGAAAGCACAGGCTCTTGGAAATCCTGTCGTTACTGAAAACGCTCCTAGTGAAAACTCATCGGTAGCATTTAATTTACCAACTAGCGTAATGGTATTACTTGCACTTTCTGCTATCACATCATCAACTGGCACTAGTGTTATTTCATCACTTGTTACTTTTACAATTTCATAATCTTTATTATTACCTCCATTCGATGCACCACTTGCAGTAATCGTCATGCCTTCAGTAAAACCTTCTATAACAAATTGTTTGTTACTATCTCGTATAAAATCATTGTGCGATGATCCTGTACTACTAGGATCGCCTTCTACAAAACTAATCGTATTACTTGCATAGCTTGGTAATATTTCTGCTACACCTAACTCATCTGTTTGTACTGTTCCTACAACAACAGTTGCACTTGTAAATGTATCAATCTTTACATAGCCATTATATATTTTTACAAACCTTCCTACATCGGTACTAACAAATGTACTACTGGATGCAGTTAGAGTACAGCTACTACCAGATCGTGCATTAGGAGTAAGTGTTGTAGTAGTAGCGTTCTCATCTAAGTATGGGCCATTAATAAATGTAACATCGGTTAATGTCCAATCTGTATTACTAGTTCTAGATATTTTACGAACTGGATGGCTGCTATGTGTTATGTACATCACATCGGCACTTTGAGTCACTTTCAATTCTGGTATCTGTGCTGTAGTATAGGTAGTTGTTACTTCTACTATTTTACTAGCAGTACCCGCAGATCCATACGTTGTAAATGCAGAACTGTTTATGTTTGTTCCATCGACATCGGTTAGTTCAAATGTATTGGTTGTTTTACTAGCTACGATTCCTGTTGTACCATTAAGCTCTGTCATTCCTACAACACTGCTTATAATTACATGATCGCCATTATTAAAACCATGTGAGGTTGCTGTTATCACAACAGGATTTGCTTTGGTTGCACCTGATATAGTTTTACCGCTTTCAGTAACAATACCTCCATCTTGGTACACTCTAAAATAGTTATTACCAAACTCTAATACATAAGTATTGGCAGTTGTGGTATTAAATTCAAAAGGTATTAGTCGTGCTGCATTGGCACTTACTTTTACCTCATGTATAAATTTTGTTCCCGGTCTCCTAGCTGCACCACCGGCAGGATAGACTATAAAGTTCTCTAATGTTTTTGCACCATTAAAGTATCTGGTTAAATCAGTTCTACCATCAAGCCTGTCGCTTAACTCTCCTGCTGTCCAGTTGGTATATCTAGGACTGGTATAAGTCATTTAGTATCTCGAATTTATAAATGTATCTGCTTGTACTACACCAAGATCTGCCCCTTCTACTCCGGGCATACCTTCTGTAGCATCAACAAATCTTGCTTCTTTTAATTTAGATTCATACAAGGCAACCATGTTAGCCACTAGTGCATTACTATTGGTTATGCCATAACATATATCTGCTGCTAATCGTGCTGCAATAGATTCTACAAGTAACGTATCGTATTCATTAGGATCGGTTACTCTTGCAATAAATTTTATCTTCATGGTTTGCTCATCACTTACAATCGTTCTGCCTTCTACTTTATAATCCAAGTCTAGTTTTTCTAAACGCAATACTCGCAAGCAATATGGATCGGTAGGTAAATTATAAGCATAGGTATATCCCCATGTTGGAGCAGTAGAATTTTGAGCTAATGATGCTCTTCTTACTAAACAGTTCCAAGGGTGTGATCTAAATACAGCATCTCTGACAAACACATATCGTTGGTTTACAATCCTTGCTGCAACACTATCCTCTGTTAAAGAGTTAATGGTACTTGCCCCAATATTGTTTAACGCTGAATTTGCTATATCAACTGCTGAAGTCATAATAATTCCTTTAAAGTAAAGAGGGAGTGCAAAACGCTACCCCCTCTTATTTGTTTTAGTTACTCAACAATGTAAGTAATTACAAACGATAGATCGCCTGCTGTATCACCAGCAGCATCGAACTTCAATCCTACATAATAGTAGCCACCGGGATCAGCAGAATCTCCTGCATCCTGCCAGACCTTTTGGCCCATAACATTGATGTTCCTTGCTTCAAAAGCAACCTCTGTACCTGTAGTAACCGCAGCTCTTAGATCGGTTATTGCACTTGCATAACAATCATCATCTTTTGCTGTGATTGTGCTACTGTCTGCTGCGTACAATCCTACATCGGTAGTATTGGTTGATCCTGAATCAAGATCATCGTTATAAAGTTTTATACTTACAATAGAAGCATTGGTTGGTATAGGAGCAAGCATAACTGTATCAGTTGCACTTAAATCCCCTGCTGCCAATGCTATTGTACCTTGAGCAATTCTCATTGTTCCACCCAACTGGTAAGAAGGGCTTTTTACAATAGGCTTCGCTTCAAAATTTGTAACTAAAGTTTGATTAACATTTGCCATGATTTACCTCCTATTCAGTACAGGCTATTTCTACTACTTTATCTTCTTCCATACGAGTTGCCCCGATGTCCATACAGTAATAGATTTGAGTTGAGTAAGACTTGTCAGCACGCTCATCAATACGACTTGTAATGTCTTTACCGATAGCAAGCTTGATACCATCACCAGCAAAGGCTAGAACTTGTCTATTGCCATCGCCATCTGTACCTAGTCTGTTACTAGTAATGAACTTAAAGCCCATATAAGTGTCGACATCTCCTTGAACTAACGCTCTCACAGTATTAAAATCTGCTGAAGCTACTTCGTTGATACCTAATAGATCTTCCATCTGATCAGGTGACACAACCATGTATCTCTGAATAGAAGGATCAACACTATTAGCATCTAGTATCTTTTTTGCAGATAGTAATTTTGCTTTAGTTAGTCCTGCACTTCCATGAACAATCTTTTGTCCAGATGGTAGTGCTGTAGATGTTGTACCAGCTTTGCCAGTATTAGCAGAACCGGTTGCTGATGCGATAATAATGTCATCCATAGATCTGCCTAAAGCCATCGCTGCTGCTCTAGCATAGGAAGATGTTGGATCTACAAGTAGTCTGACTTTATCTGGATCGTCAATTAAATCAGCATACTCATAAGTTGCCATTGTTACCATTCTTCTAGCGTGTGGTGTTTCCATTAATGGAGTGTCACCATGTCTAGAAGTTCTTACTTGTGCTGTGGCAGCACCTACTTGATCGAAAAAAGCTTTCTCACCAGTAACACTTTCCACATCAACTGCTTCTCTTAATAGAGAACCCATTTGTTGACTTAACATGGTAATGTTGCTACTAAACTGGTTTACAAAAGCTGTTGTAATTTGCGTACTCATAACGCTCTCCTTGTAAAAAAGTTAATAATATTAAGAAAACAAATTGCTACCCTGCTGTCGCAGGACACTTCTATATTTAAGGTTAATCACCTTTAGTTGTCGGAACTACCGGTAAGGGCTTTCGCTTATCTTACTTTACGATCTTCTGTAAATTCTATTCCTCTTCAGGGTGCATATACTCCATTAACTCTGTAACTTGTTGTACAGTTCGTAAATGATCGGGATGTTTTTTATCCCAGTATGCCCCTCCATTACGAGGATCGCCACGCAAGGCGGCAATTTCTTTTTCAGCATCAGCAGGTGTATACTGTTGATCCTGTTTTCCACCAATCATTTTATCTTCACCTAGTTTTCCTTTGATGTAAGATCCTATGTTGGCTAGTGTTTTTATAAATGCAGGATCGTTACCTAATGGTAATCCTTCCTGCGTTATTAGTTGATCAAATTCTTTTGGAGCAAATTCTTCTAATACGTTTTTTGCTTCTTTCATTTTATTATCGTATGCCTTGCCCCATTCTTTTTTTAAAGACAGTTCTGCTTCTCCTCTTTTTATTTCTAGTTGTTCTTCACTAGGTGGAGCATTTGCAGATTGCAGTTCTGCTTCCTTGCTCATGTATTCCTGAAAGATAGTATTGGCTTGTCTATCGTTAAGACCTGCTTTATGAGCTAGTCCTCGATACCAACCTTCTATATCTTTGTCTACTTTAACACCTTCTTTTACTTCTAGCTTATAGCCTTCTGCATTATCAGGTTTACCTAGTTTTGTGTAGACAGAGTTCCAGTCATCATCATTTGCCCATTTACCGGGTACAGGAACTTTATCCGCTCCTACCATACTCTGTGCATGGATTGCTGTTTTAGCTAATGCTTCTACACTTTCTAAGTTATGTATTAATTGATTACCTTTTATATCTTCTGGTAAACTTGCTTTCCAATCTTCAGACGGAGCTTGCCCAGTTTCTACCGGAGCTTCCGCTACCTGTTGTTCTTCAGCCATGTCTTAATCTCCTTTCGCATTTTCCTCTAATGGTTTAAAATCTTCTAGTTGTCTAAAAATATAGAACAAGACACCCCTAGCCCCTTGATTGTAGGCGGTGGTATCTGGCTCTCCCCTTACAAAAGTTTCTCTATCGTAGAAACGCTCTCGTAAATCTTGTAGTACCTTTTGTCCTTCAGCAGACTTAAATACAAATTTATAATCGTGATTCATTATTGTAACGCTTTCAAGGCAGGTGCAGCTTTACCGGCAGCTTCGGCTGTCTGTAAGGCTTCTTGTTGTTCTGCCATTTGTTGTTGCTGTTGTTGTCTTGCTTCTCGCTCTTGTGCAACTTGTTGATCGCTTTTAATCGTAGATGCAGGAACACCTAATACTTTAATAATATATTTAGCTAGACCATCCATATCCACATAATCAAATACAGTAGGATTAACCTGTGATAATGGAGCAAGCATCTCAAACAATCGCATTGCAGATTGTACATCGCCTAGTCTTTGAGCTTTGGCTAATGGTGAGATATATTCTATTTCTACACCAGTATTCGCTAAGAACTCTGGTGCAGGTGCAAATTTCTTATTACGCACTAATACATTATAACAACGCTCTATCAAAGGCTGTAGCATCTCTGCTTGTAATCTTCCTAAAACCGGGCCAAGTAATCTCATTTTTTCTTCTGTTCTTTGGATCACTTCGGTAGCTGTCATCTGTGGGCCTTGCGATAGAATTAACTGGTCTACATAAAATGCAGATCGTATAGCATTCCTTCGCTGCTCTTCCATATTCAAGCCTAGTGAATTGTTTGCTCCTATATTCAA